AAGGAGATTTTTAAGCAAAAATCCTATTACACCATTAAAGGAGCTATTAAAATGTATAACGATCTAACCCCTCAGTCTCTACCTGACGAAAACTACTTAAAATTATTGGGAACTGCTATTTGCTGCTTCAATTCCAACAATGGTTTTATTATTGAAAACATACTAAGAAATGATACTAAAGGTGAATATAATTGGTATGACCTCATTGACAGAACTTCTGGACGGTTAACAGCGCCGATACAAAAATGTATCACTGAACACTCTGACAAGGAGATAGCCGACCTATTTTCTGATCTTGTTGATCAGAGAAATCGAATAATCCATAGCTTCCGTATTACGTCACCGGCTGGAACTCAAATCTTAGCTACCAAAGAACCTAACACACACAAACAATTTCATATCACTGAAGAATATCTGCAAGATTTTATTAAGAAAAACGGACAACTATCATCCTTGCTGCATAAATTCAGAGGTTACTAAACTTAACTGCAAAAGCCCACCAACAAATAAAGTTAGTGGGCTTTTGTCAATTTCCACACATACATTATAACACGTCAAGTATGTGACATTCTATGACATCTTTTCTAAAAATTTTAATGCTGTAGCATGACATCTATGTACCTGTCGCCAGCTATACCCCAAATCCGCGGCAATAACTTCCCACCGCTGATAATTTAGGTACCGTTTGAACAATATCAGCTGCAGCTTCTCGTCGTCAAGCATTTTAATTAACTCTCTCGTTGCCGCTAATGCCTCTGTAAGCATCTTAATATCGCTTTGAATAGACATTTCCACGTCAGCCATCTTCGCAACTGTACCGCCCAATTTGTCGTTACTGCTACCGCCCCCAGGCGCCAAACTGTAGACTGGGGTTATCTGCTCTGCCAAATCTCTTAGATCCTGCAGCATTTGCAAATCCGCTTCAAGTTGTTTCTGCCAGACCCATGCACTTTTTAACCTTTGCTTTATTTCATCCGTCGTAGGCATCGCATCACCCCTCTGCCCGTAAAACATCTGCAGCAACGTCTATCGCAGCACTTTCAGCTTCACTCAGCTGATGACCATGCTGCACCTGCCCTAACATACCGATCACGCTCCGGAATCGATTTTCTTTTACACAATTTACCCTACGACAGTAAACTTTATTCTCGCTTACTTGACGGCTCCACACGCAGCCCTTACACTTATGTGCCACTCTAATAACGCTCCTTTACTCCAATTGCTCAATTCGTACATAAAGCCCTGGCTGCTCTGACCAAAACTTTTCTGTGATTTCACTTGCTACCTGCGCATCGTCTGCCCAGTAGCCGAGCCCTGTCATTACATCCTTAAGCAGCTTGATCATATTATCAGTATCCGGCTTTGTAATTTTATACTCGCCATTTCTATGGTTCCCTGTAGCTGTATAGCACCATTTAGTCAAAAGCCTTATCGGACCGGTCAGCTTTTTTTCAGGTACATAAGCTGCCAGGTGCGCACTAAACTTCAGCCTGGCATCTTTAAGTGCGTCAGGTTCATAATAGTGTGGCTTACCGTTTACAACATGGACCTTTTTCTGCTGATGCGTAACTGTTGGCAGTTTCATCTGAATAAAGAACTCAATCATCATATGCTCCTCTTTCGTAAGCTTCCCGCCATTCTTGAATCGTAGCCAGCAAATAGTCAGCGCCTTCTTTACTTTCAAGCAATTCCTTTCGGTCAATTGTATTTTTTACGATAAGAGTTCCGTCTGTTTTCATAAAACCAAATTGTAATTTTCCAGCCTTCTCATAACAACGCATAAAGCTATTACCGAATTTTACAACTTCTCCTTTTTCAGTTTCCCAGTATTTACTATTTTTCATTTTTCATTCGCTCCTTTTTCCTTTCGCGCGGTATACCTCTTCCTACAACCGAAAGGAATTTTCCCGCCAAGCCAAGGCGGAAAATCCTTTTGTTGTATAGGAATACAACCTACAATGACTAATCATATATAGATACATCGCGCGCGCGTATATCGCGTATATAATATTAGTGAACATTCACTTAAGGAAAATCTCGATAATCGCTCGACTTTTTCCGATTCGGAAATTCTCGATAATGTTCGATTTTTTCCAAATTGTCAGAAAACGGCGTCGTGGAAAAACACTCGACTTTTTCCAATTCGGAAAAGGAAAATCATTCGACTTTTTCCGTTTTCCGAACGACTTCTCCATTATTGCTTATTGCAAACATTCCACTTTCTCGAATATGATTCTTCACCGTTTTTTCCGTCACATCTAAATAACTGGCCAGGCTTTTTACTGTCGGAGTCCCACCAAAACTTTCTGCTTCAAAAGCTTTTTGTAATGCTACTATTCGTTCTTTTTTCAAATCATCCGGTGACTTCTTCTTTTTGAAATTCCGCTGCCAGGCTGGTCCCTGCCCGTCAGGTTCAATATCCTTTAGACTTCCAATATCATCAACGTAATGCACAGGATAATTAAACCAAAGATTGATCGGCGGGAACTTCGGAAACTCACGTAGAGTCCCTTCAATGCGCCACGCTGTACGTTGCCGCACCCGCTGTTTGGCCGCCGGAATCGCCGTTTTCACAAGCTCAATATTAGTATTATTGCCAAGCATCTTATGGCAGTATTCCAACAGTACAACGCTACTGCACTCGTCATCCTGCGATAAATCCTGTGTATAGGCAGGGTAATATCGTTTTAAATACGCCAAGCACTCGGCGCAAATTGCTTTATTTTCTTCCTGCTTCAGTAATTCTTCTGTTGGTTCCAGCTCTATCAAATCAAGCAGTGCGTCAGGATCACGGGCAAATACTCCTGACCCTGAAGCTCTGTCTATAGATTTTTTACTGCCTTGGCCACCCTTTGAATGATGGTGGCAGTAGATCACAGCGCAGCCCAGTTCCGTACAAACCTTATCGAACTGATTACAGAAATGCGCCATCTGGTCAGCACTGTTTTCGTCACCGGTGATGATTTTATAAATCGGATCTATAACGATAGCAATATAATTCTTCTTTGCTGCACGCCTGATCAGCTTCGGCGCCAGCTTATCCATCGGAATCGACTTGCCACGCAAATTCCATACATCGATATTAGACAAATTGCTCGGCTCCCACCCCATTGCCGTATAAACATCCTTAAAACGATGCAAACAACTTGCCCTGTCAAGTTCAAGGTTCACATATAAAACTTTACCCTTTGTACAGCTAAAATTAAGCCACTGACGGCCCTCGGCAATCGCGCAGCACAACTCTATCAAAGCATAGCTTTTGCCTGCCTTAGACGGCCCTGCAATGAGCATTTTATGCCCCTGTCGCAATACATTATCAATCAGCGGTTTTGCCAGCTCCGGTAAATTATCCCAAATCTCACTAATGCTTTCCGGTTCCGGAAGATCATCGTTGACCGCCTCAATCCACTCCTGCCATTCTACAAAGCTGGCTTTGCCGATGTTGGTATCAACTAAAAACTGCTTGTGTCCCTGACGCATCACACCCGGCATTCTGCTGAGCCGCGAAGGATTACGGTTTTGGGTATCGATTTCAAGGCCGTTTTTCTTACAAACAGCGTAAAGATAATCAACACGTTTACGATATTCCGCATAGTCTGCTGCATCGATCCTAACAATAGCATGCAGCGACTTTTTCCCTGAATGTACCAGGCAGGCCACCGGCAGTTCCAGTGTCCGGATAATTTCATTCTGCTTGGCTATATCCATCTTGTCCGATTCGACCAGCGCATACCGAAATTCTGTCACATTGTCGTTTTTCACGCCTTTACCATCAAGAGGATTAAAACGTATCCATGCGCCGCACTCAGGGTTATAATCGCCAAGCACCCCGCCGATATCACCCTTACATTTATTAAGCTGCTCAATGAGCTGCCCAGAAGTCCTGTCAGAACAGCCCTTTGATGGTAAATATTTACCGTCTTTTTGCCATGATTCCGTTACATAGCCAACATTTTCCGTACTGTCGAATAAAGTTTCCAGATAAGTTACCAGTTCTTTTACCGGATCCCAGTTTTCCGGGTCCGCTATTTCCTGGCCTTCGATCCAGTTCTTATCGACCAAAACCATATCTTCTTTTTGTCCGATGATATCATCCCATGAAAGTTCATGATCTTCACGCTGCTGTGGCGTCCAGCCGTTATCCTTAGCCATTGCTACGATCGTACCACCCGTTACTGGTGCGCTGGTATCACCTCTGAACGTCTCCCATTTTTTTCGACATTCATTTGCGTAGTATCTTCCAGCATCTCGCCGGCTCCAATCATCCCACACGCTCACGCTGTAACCTTCTGCTTTCAACGCCATGCCAACATTGACCCACTCCTGATAATCAAGAACACTCGGATCGATATAATCAAGCAGCGGCAGCAAATCCAATTTATTCTCCATGATGTTCTCCTTTATTCAGGCTTGTAAATCCGTGGATCAATGCCTGCCGGAATACGCCAGCCACCGGCAGCAATCCTGTCTATCAGTTTCTTGGCATGTTCGAAAGACCAGGTACCGACATGCCGGAACCCACGACCCTCTAAAAACCGGATCTGTTTCGGTGTCGTTAATCCTTCATTCCTGCGTTTATCCAAACGATCAAGTATTTTCGCAGCTTTACCGGCATTATCGATCTCATCCGGATTTATACCAAACTTCTCTAATGTTTTAAGTTGCTTTTCACTGGCCGGGCTCATTTCCCAACCGAATGCTGGTACATAGCTTGACAGATCCTCTGCTTGGATACTCATTTCAAACTGCAACGGATCCACCAGTTTACGCTTACGCTGTTTCATTGCTGCCAACTGTTTCGCCAAAGCTTCTTCCCGCTGGGCAACAACATCTTCAGAAGCCTGCTTTTCCACTGCTTCCAAATCTAACGGACATGCTGCGTCCTGTAATGTTTCAGTCATAGCTCTGGCCACATCTTCATTTGTCGCAATCAAATGCGCCGGTCGGCACAGTTCATGGCGTTCTGTATGCCAAAGAAAATCCAGTAGCAGCAGTTCTTTTTTATCTGGCGCCAATCTGGTACCGCGGCCCACCATCTGACAATATAAACTTCTTACTTTCGTCGGCCTTAATACAACAATACAATCAACCGCCGGGCAGTCCCAGCCTTCTGTCAAAAGCATTGAATTACAAAGTACGTTATATTTACCGGTTTCAAAATCACTCAGCACCTTTGCGCGATCATCGCTGTTACCATTTACTTCGGCAGCGCTGAAACCGATACCATTCAAAATATCCCTAAACTTTTGGCTGGTCTTGACAAGTGGTAAAAAAACTACAGTCTTTCTATCCATACAAATTTTAGCCATTTCCTCAGCAATCTGATTCAGATATGGATCGAGAGCCGTTCCCAGATCGCTGGTCTTAAAATCACCGGCCTGGGTCCCGACACCTGTCAAATCTAATTTCAGAGGAATAGTCTGAGCCTTGATAGGTGACAGATAACCTTCTTTGATAGCTTTAGGCAGCGTATATTCATAAGCAAGGCTCTCAAAACATTGCCCTAAATTACGCATATCGCCTCTGTCAGGCGTTGCAGTAACACCAAGCACCTTAGCGCTGTCAAAATGTTCCAGCACCTTCTGATAGCTATCTGAAAGTACATGATGTGCTTCGTCGACGATGATCGTATCGAAAAAATCCTTTGCAAATCCGTTTAACCGCTTCTCGCGCATCAGCGTCTGGACAGAACCTACTACCACACGATACCAACTTCCCATACAGGTATATTCAGCTTTTTCCATAGCCGATTTTAAACCTGTAGCCTGCTCGATTTTGTCACAGGCCTGCTGCAGCAGTTCAAAACGGTGCGCTAAGATCAGTACCCGGTCACCTTGTTTAACCTGTTCCTCTGTAACCTTTGCAAAGACTATAGTTTTACCGCACCCGGTCGGCAATACCAACAGGGTGCGGTTTATTCCTTTATTCCACTCGTCAAAAATAGCCTGTTTAGCTTCTTCCTGATATGGACGCAGCTGCATTAGAAAGCTCCGGGCCGAAACGCAGGAGCGGCCTGCGGTTGTCCTTGATACAAGTTTTGTTGCTGCGGTGCTGCCGCAGTAGGTGCTGTTGCCGCTGTATTTTCAGGATCATAAAAGCGTTTAATTTCGTTATACTGCTTACCATCGTGCATGCGGATACCGATCTTGGCCCTGCCCTTTCGACCAACTACCCGCGGCCAATCCATTTTCAAAGGTTCACCATGCTTTTTCAGCCCAATACCGATAAAGAAAGCTGAAATCATGCCTTCCGTCCGAGAATGTAAGAACAAGTTATGCCTGATGCGGGCTTCGCCTTCTGGTGTTTCAACTACCAAAGTTATTACAGCTTTATTGCAGGGCGGTAACTTTTCGCTGCCTTCATGACGGGCACGTTGGAACTCTAATACCTTAAATTCATAATCACCTTCCGGCAGAATGATAAAACCGGCGCTCTCCTTTTCGATAGTATCGTCCCAACCTAATTCTCTTTCTTCTACGGGTACTGCTTGTCCTAATTGTTTAAATGCCATTATTTTATTCTCCTTTATTTGTTAAATATTATTTAAACTACATTGAGTTCTCTAAACTTAAAAAGGTATCTCCCTGTTCTCTTTGATCAAAGCAAAGACATTGGGCCAGGCTCCTATCAAACAACCCTGTACAAAATCCTCTGCATAATTTTCAAAAGGTGTTCCCTCGGGATAATAGCCACGCTGGGCCACAACCTTTTGAATTTCTGCAAGCGTTACACCTTCCGACGCCATTAAATCAGCCAATGCTTTTGGCACATAACTTGGAATTACTTTTGGCGTTTGTACAGCCACTGTATCACCTGATGCTGTTACAGGGATAAGCGCCGGATCTACAGATATTAGCCCAGAAGGTGTATCTATAATTGCAGTGGCACTAGCAACCGGTGCCGCAAGCGTTTCCGGCTGCATTACAACTGGCTGTAACACAGGCTGCAAAGCTTCCGTATTGGAATAGACCAGGCAGCCACGAATACTTTTAAAATCAAAGGGCAATTCTTCCGGTAGATCCTGTCTGTTCTTCGCATCCCAGTTAGGATGATGTGTCGTATACATTACCCGCTCACCACCGGCGGCCTTGCATTTCTTCCCGTCCTTATCCTGTGCGATCACGATAGTCTTATAGTTGGCAAACAGCAGCATATCAGCCCACTCTTTGACCAACGGAGCAGTCTGCGATGAAGTCTTTTTGCCAAGCTTCAGCTCATACCGATCAAAACTTCCACCTTCATTAGGCAATTCAAACTTACGCATCTGCATATGTGCTGTTAAAACAACATTGATCCCAACCTCGATCACATCAGAAAGCAGATTTAAAAAGCATCCAAATTCTTCCCTTACAAAAATATAGCCACTGCCATAACCAAAATCCTCGATCCCATTTTTTCCATTTTTAGCACATACATGACCCACGCAAAGCTGTTCTGCCCAGTCAATCGTATCAATAACCAATGTTTTACAGCAGGTTGGATTTTTGATAACCTCTCTAACCTCATCCAGCAACATCGTCCAAGAAGTCGGCGCCGGTAATCTGGCAACATCGTAGACATTCGTACTGCCTTCGGTATCGATAAACAGCGGATCCGGAAAATCAGCGGCAAAAGTAGTTTTGCCAATACCTTCAGGACCATAAACTACAACTTTTTGCGGCTTTACAATCAGCCCTCTAGTAATTTGAAACTTCATCAAAACTCACCTTTCTTCCATGTTTTTGCGCCTTCATCCGAAAGGCCGTTATATTCTTTAACATAACCATCTTCGATAATGACCGAACACTCTTTGCCACTGCTGACACGTGTAGCGATTACCTGCAGCTGTTCCTGTTCTAACCATTTACCAAATTCATTTAAAGTATCCTGATCCATCTGCTCCAGCTTATCCATGAGCACAAAACCACAGTTCGGATTCAATTTGCGGACAATAGCAGTAGCTACTTTAAGCTGCTCACTGCCGCTCATGTTATCCCACTTATTCCCACGATAAACCAGCTCACCATTTTCAACAGACAATTCAGGTAGCGGCAGGTCTGCACTTTCCAACAACTTTAAGCGCTGCTCTCTAATATCTTCGATCGATTTTGTCAGTTCATCATATTGCTGGCTATATTCTTCAGCTTCTATTTCAGCCTTTTCCCTGTCCATATTGGCCCTGATTTTAATATTCAGGCGATCTATGTCAGAGATATTCGCTTCCAATTCTGCCGTACTTTCATCCTGTAAATCTGCGGCCGACTTACGGGCAACCGAAACTGCAGCCTCAGCTTCTTTAAGCCGGTTCTTCGCTTCGTCAAAAGCAATCTGCGCTTTAGCTAATTCTTCTTCATACTGCTGGCACATTTGCCGCTTGCGCTGGTTTTCGCCGTTCCTGGCAAGTATCGCCTGCTGCTGCCTAATTAGATCAGCTGCGGAAACGAGCTCTTTAGGAACATCCGGATATATTTCAAGCTCAGATGCATACTTTTTCTTTTGGTCAGCAATGCGTCCAACTTCATACCGCCTGTTATAAATCCTTTGTTCTTCAGCATCCAACTGGTAAAGTTTTTCACCGATCCCTATTATCTGCAAAAGAGCATTGGCCTTTTCTTTATTATTTGCATTCAAAAATTTTGGCAGATCTAAAGCAAGTTGCGCTACAAACTCATTTAAAATCTGCTGGCCGCCTTTATTTCCCTGCGGATCGATGACCTTTAAGCTGCCGTTAATACCCTTCCGCTCAACTATAAGCCCATTAGATAACTCTATATGCAGAATTGGCGGAGTAACAGATCCTTGTCGCTGCGGTTCAGAAGGTTTATATCTTTCCCCACCAAGCGCCCAGGCAATCGCATCCAGAACGCTGGTTTTACCCTGACCATTTTTACCACCGAGAATAGTCAAGCCATTCGCCGAAGGTACTAATTTTACTGCTTTAATCCTTTTGATATTTTCAAGTTCGAGACTGTTAATTTTCACTGTCATTGAAATAGCTCCTTTTCTTTTTTCAGCCACCATACAAGCGTAGGACGCTTAACTCCTATGACGCTGGCTGCCTTTCTAACCGAATACCTTGCTCCATTAAACTTTTAGCTTCCGCAATAAGCTCACGACGTTTTGCTTTTGACCTGTAATGTACTGATTCTCGTGGCATAACTTTTGCTAAAGCTGTCTCCGTATCAACGCTGTTTACTATAGCTATGTATAGAGCTGCATAATTCTCAATAGGAAAATTTAAGCCGTAATTCATTGTCAATCCTTCTATTTATGCTATAATGTAGTCAATACAGGTTGTTCATGACCAATGTATTAACCCTGAGCTGTCAGCATTGCCGTGCTGATGGCTCTTTTCTTTAATTCATTCCAGCAACCTTGCACCAGAGCCATAACCCGAAAAATACACCGGCCCAAGTCCCAATAGCAATTACCGCAATTTGATAACCTAACTCTTTCCACATCTCACCACGCCCTTTCTAAAAACATCCCAAAGATGACCAGTGATACTGCTATCAGGATCTTAGGGAAAATTTCACTCTCAGCAAAAAAGTACCAAATATAAATCCCTAGTGTTTTCACGGTGTTTCCTCCCCCCCCAGCACGACTTTTGTTCCTCTCTGCAGCATCGACTATAGCCGTCAGATAAGCTAAGTCATCAAAGGAATAACCATTATTGTCCAACTCGAGTTCTAAACATTCTATGCCGCTATTAAAAGACCTTAGGGATTCAATTAAATCATCTAAAATATGAGCTGGAATTTTACCAGAAACAGCCTGAATCGCTTTAGCGTATGAGTTTAAGCCCTTTATCTGTGTAGATCTGTCTGATATCAAATTAAATATTTCCGTAGGCAGTTGTTCCGGCATTAGCTATTTCACCTCCTTTCGCATCAAATTCAATTGATCTAAATACCCGCCGCCATCACGGCGTTTATGCTTAGAAATAACAATTGGGCATTTTAATTTTTGTAACTTTTTTTGTCGAAGTTCGATTTGTTCATTAAAATAACGATCAGCGCCTTCGACTTCAATTTTATGCCGCTGTCCTATCTTAACTGCCGGAAGTGTTCCATCTCGGCACATTGCATAAACGGTAGAATATGCAAGTCCACGAGAATTGGCATATTCTTTAATTCCTGAAAACTTCATGAACTCATTCTCCTTTTCTTTTATTGCATTTATGCAACAAATCAATCAAAAAAAATTGTGCTAGGTTCTTTCAACTTTAGTATTTTGCTCATTGAGGCAGCTTCATCTACTGAAATTTTACAGCGTCCATTAAGTTTTGCATTTACACTTTTGGTCGTCAGGCCAAGTTTTTTAGCCAGTTCCCTCTGCGTTATGCCTTTTTCAGCTAGAGCACCGCGTAGCTTTGCTAAGTTCATCTAATATCACTTCCTTTGCTCCCCTTCGTCGCATTTATGCTACAAGGTTATGATAACAGCACATAATTCAAAAGTCAAGCACAAATGCAACGTTTTTTATATTTTTGTTTTACTTTCCGTTGCATTTATGTTATTATTGGTTTAAGCAGCAAAGAGAGGTTTTTACAATGAGCGAAAAAGAATTAACAGAACTAATTGAAAAAATTAAACTTCGGCGATTGGAACTTGGTCTATCCTATCAGGAACTTTCGGATTTAACAGGCATCAACAAATCTACTCTTCAAAGATACGAAACCGGATTCATCAAAAAAGTTCCTATAAACCAAGTTCAAATAATTGCGAAAGCTCTAAATGTAACTCCAGGTTATCTAATGGGGTGGGAAAATAATAAAGAAAACCAAACCTATTACCTCAATCCTGAAGCAGCAAAAATGGCACAGGAAATTTATGATAATCCTCAATACAAAGTGTTATTTGACGCTACCAAAAAACTAAAACCCGAAAGCATTAAAGAAGTTATGAAATTTATTGATTACCAAAAAGCCAAAGAGGAAGGCGATCTCAATGAGTAGAACTATCTTATATGACTTGCCTCACGACGTTCGAGGCTTTGTTAGAGAAGATATTGATGGAGAAGCAATTTTCATATTGAATGCCCGCTTAACGAGAGAATCTAACATGAAAACTTACCTGCATGAGCAGGAGCATTATGAAAAAGATTGTGGTAAGAACCTTTGTGTTGACGAAATTGAAGCGCAAAGGCATAAATAAAATATTTTTATGGAAATATCTGATTCTATTAATTTCGAAGGAATACTATCAATATGGGAAGGGTGTAAATTAATATGTCTGAAATACCAAAATTAATTTTAGTAAAAAAATTTTAGTAAATCCTAATAACCCAAGATTTTATGAAGATACTCCAAGCAGTACGGAAATAGATGCAATCAATGCAATGATAGCATTGGGTAACAGTAAAATTTTATCATTATGTGAAGATATTGCTATTGAAGGTTTGATGCCAAATCAATCACTTATCATTTCTCCTATAGAAGAAAAATCCAACTGTTATCTTGCTCACGACGGAAATAGACGTCTAACCTGCATCAAACTTATGACTGTTTATAAAAATCATTTAAACAAATTTAATTTATCTCCTTCAGAAGTAGAAAAAATAAAAAAACTTTCATGTAACATAAAATATATCAGTTGTATAGTTACCTCTGACAAAAAACGTATAAATCAATTATTATATAGACAACATGTTGCAGTTGCAGGAATATCACAAGTAAATTGGAATAGTCAAGTTAAAGCACATTTTTTAGCTAATAATAATGAAAAAGCGACTAAAGCCTTGGCAATTGCTAGAATGATTACAAATTCTGAAAAAATAATGATTTCTGAAGAAACTATAAAACAGATTAGCAATGGTGGTTGGCACACAAAAGTCGACCGACTTTTAACAAATAAAGAATATGGATATTTACTTGGTATAGAATTTGATTCAAAAAATAACATCAAGTGCTTCTTTGAAAAAAGTATTCAAGAAAATATTATCTTAAATTTTTTTCAAAAAGCATTTAAGGTAACAGCCAGTGAGTATATTCAAAAAGCGGCAGATAGAACAAAATTCTACAATGAATTTATTGCTCAATTTAAAATTAATGACATATCTTTAATAAATACAAGTTATACTTTTTCTCCCTATACTTCAGAATATTTGCCACCCAAAGACCCTACCCCAAAAGAATTAATTAAAAGAACGATTGCAAAATACAATGTTACTAGTGGCGATGCTAACCCTGGTGGCAGTGCTAACCCTGGTGGCAGTGCTAACCCTGGTGGCAGTGCTAACCCTGGTGGCAGTGCTAATCCTGGTGGCAGTGCTAATCCTGGTGGCGTTATTCCACCTTTCATGTCCACTCTAAAAATAACCACTGTTGATGTGACTAAACCTGAAAATCGTCCTTTGCTTTTAGTTACAGAAGAAATCAGGGCTTTCTCTTGTGGCACCAGGACTGTTGCTTACAAAAAATATCCCATTGCAGCCACTATACTGTTTCGCTCTTTGGTTGAACAATGTTTCAAATATTTACTCAGAGAAACCTATCCTAAATTATATGCAAGCTTGCAAGCTAGGTCAAATGGAGATCCAACCTTGCGAATTCTCGTTGATACCATCAACCAACAAAAAAATTCTATTTTCCCAGCAAAATCAACTACAAAACGTTTCTACACCGCTTTATGTGATGGAAGAAATAAAGACAGCTTTCAAGATTTTTTCAATCTTGCTGCTCACCACTCTAGATACGACCTACACGCCCTGAATACAAATGCTGCTAATTTTCTACCTATAGCTGAATTTATTTTAAACACACCCCTAACCAATAAAGAAACACCTTAATTTATTGACCAATCATCCAGTTCATGAGATAATAATGGTGGAATTTTATTTAGGAGTTGAAATAATGAAAATTTTATTGGTCGAGCCAGGATACAAGAATAAATACCCCCCCATGAGCCTCATGAAAATAAGTACTTATCATAAAAGCAAAGGTGACTTTGTAGCTTTTGAAAAGGGCTTAAATCGATCCGGAGTTATTTGGGACAGAATTTACATAACGACTTTATTTACATTCCATTATAGAGAAGTATTAAAAACTATAAAGCACTATAAAAAATATGTCAAAAATAAAAATGATATTTTTGTTGGTGGAATAATGGCTTCATTACTAACAGAAGATTTAAAAAAAGATTCCGGATTAAACAACATAATTATCGGTCGCTTACTTAATTCTTCTATGTTAGGGTTTAATGACAATGTAAATATTGATGTCCTTCCTTTAGATTATGATATATTACAGGGCTGTGAGTATAAATATCCTTCCGGTGACAATTTTTTTGCTTATACAACAAGAGGCTGTGTCAATAAATGTCCTTTTTGCGCAGTACCAATTCTAGAAGGCGGCTTAAGTATAACCAATAATATACACGAACAAATCTCATTTGCTCGTGATACATATGGTGACAAGCGCAATTTATTGTTACTAGACAATAACGTACTAGCGCTCAAAAATGAAGACTTACAAGCAATCGTCAATAATATAACGTCTTTAGGTTTCATTAAAACCCCGACTTTTTTCAAACAATCTGAATTTCTTAAATTATCTGACGCATACTTTAGAGCTGCTAATACAAAAAATGATAACAGTATTATTTCCCAAAAGCTTAAGGAGTTACTCGATAATTTACGCAATTCAAAAAAACTTTCCCAAAAAACTCAAGAAAAAATTGCAGAAAAAGTTATTGACATAGGCACTCTATACGAAGATGAAGTAGATATGATTCTGAGCAATCTTGATTTTTTTATAGATGTAGAAAAAAAATACAACTATAAAAAACCTATGCAACGTTATGTAGACTTTAATCAAGGTATGGATGCACGACTTTTGACAGAAGAAAAAATGAAAACATTAAGCGCGCTCCCAATAAAACCTTTTAGGATAGCATACGATAATATAAAATACACCGATATATATACAAAAGCAATTAAATTAGCCGCAAGATATGGTGTAGAAGAATTTTCTAATTATCTTTTGTATAATTTCGATGATAAACCCATTGAACTTTATAATAGGCTAAAAATAAATATTGATCTAGCGGCAGAGTTATCTGTTCATATCTATTCTTTTCCCATGAAATATGAACCTATAGAAAATAAAAAACGTGGTTATGTTGGGAAAAATTGGAATCTTTATTATTTAAAAAGTATCAAGGCTATTCTTAATGTTTCTAAAGGTGTATTCAGCGGTGACACTTCGTTTTTCGAAAAAGCATTTGGCAAAAACGAGCAAGAATTTTTAGAAATACTCTCAATGCCCAAAGAGTTGATAACTTATCGTCTTTTCTACGAAAATTTGAATATAACTAGTAAATGGAAAAAAGAATATAATGCGCTAACTGCAACACAAAAAAATATTCTGCTAGATGCTTTATCTAATGATTCATTCGATGTTGCTGATCAAAAAATACAAACAATTCTTAGGTTTTATAAAAACTCTGTAATAAATAAAAAGAACAATATCCTTAAGATATAAAAAAGACCGCCCTGTACTACCAACATCGAACAGTCAACGTAACGCTTTACATCCAACCTTTAAAAACAACACTAATTTCAGTATATTATATCAATACCTTTATCAAATCATTATATGAGTGAAATACCTTTATTTTTTCGGTTATTTTAAATGTATTTGGTTGACACCTTTATTTATTAAAGGCGTTATATTAACATCTTTAATTTTTCTTATAAAATAAAGGTATCGAAAAGAGGTATAACTATTGTATAGTGGGAAATAATTTAATTCGTGGATAAAGAAACGTCAAATTTAAGCGTTTTAATACCTTTTTTACAGTTTTTCTAACTAAATTTACGCTTTTCGTAATTTTTCTTCGGGAAATAATCGTTGACATACCATTGCCATAAATGTTACCATAGGTACAGAGCGATCTGGGAATGAGGCAACTCACACCCCCAGACAAACGATAACCTCTGTATCTTGATACAGAGGTTATTCGTCTTTTAGGAGTGATTTTATGAAGCCATTTAAGCCAAATAAAGATTTAATTAGCTTACTTATAAGCAGGAATCTCGAAGTCCCCAAGCCTGCTTTTGCTACTAGAATGTTAGACTATGAAAACTATTATTACGTTATAAATGGTTATAAAAAACTTTTCATAAATTCCACAGTTCCAAATGATTCTTATAAACCCGGCTCTTCTTTCAGCGAAATTGTAGCCCTTTACACCTTTGACCGCAGGTTGCGCGAAATTCTTCTTACAGAACTCTTGCGTGTCGAGCATGTTATAAAAAGCAGAATAGTATATGTATTTTCAGAAAGTCATGGCCACAACCATACTGCTTACTTACGACCTGAATCTTTTAATGTTAATGGTTTTACTAATTTTAAAAGAACAAATTCTATGATTTTTGATATGTTAAAGCTCATAGATAAACAACAGAAAATCCACGGCGCAGTCAAACACTATATGGATAAGTACGGCTATGTTCCTCTTTGGGTGTTGTCTAAAGTTATGACGTTTGGCAAACTAAACTCGTTTTATGCCTGCATGCTGGAGGAAGAGAAAACAAAAGTTGCAGCATCATTTAACCTAAATTCAAAAAACTTCAAAAACCTAATAGATTTTCTTGCAAACCTAAGAAATAAATGTGCCCATGGAGAACGTATTTACTGCCATTCAAAAGATACCCCAAAGCCGCGGCCGATTCCCGCACTGCGCGAACACACTTTGCTGAAAATTCCTAAAAATTCTTCGGGGCATATATACTATGGTACCCATGATATTTTAGCGCTATTAATCGCATTAAAATATTTTGTATCACCACTAAGATATGACCGACTGCTAAAAAGAATTGATTTTGCGCTGCATGAGAAATTAAAAAAGCGTCTGCACAGTATTGATATCACAGAAGTTAAACGTATAATGGGATTAAATTGTGACTGGCTAAAATTAAAATAATAAAAACGACCGCCCCTGCGCCAACAGGAACGGTCAACGTAATTGCCCCACTTCGTCGCAAGCGAGCTGATTACTATAGATATTATAGCACATCAGCTCTGCTACTGCATACTCAAATTACAGTAAAGGAGCTGATTTTTTATGCCAAAACGTAACAGAAATGGCGCTGGAAGCATTGTTTATGAACCAAAGCGAAAGAAATACAGAGCCTATATCACGGATGCTTTAGGTAAAAGAATATCCAAACGTTTCGACAGTTCTGACGAAGCTGATATGTGGCTTTCCCAAATAAAATTAGATCTATACAACAATACCTATATTCCTAAATCTAACATAACTGTAGGTGAGTGGGTCCTTGAATATCTGAGCACTTACTGTGCACCAAATATAAGAGCAAAAACCTTAATTCGGTATATGCAAACGGCTCGACATCTTGAACCCATCTCCGGCATATTACTTCAGGAATTAGATGCTAGGCAGGTACAATATTTCTATAATAATCTTCCTAAAATGTCAGATAGCAGCAAAAACAAAATACATAAACTGTTGAAAGCAGCTATAACTAAAGCACATATACTAGAGCTAGTAAAAAAGAATATTATGAATGCCATACCAGCGCCTAAAGTATCGAAACCCAAAATAGAAATATTCAAAAGAGAAGAACTGCAAGCAATATCAGACGTATTAAAAACTAATTCCACTTATAGAAGGTATTATTTATTATTTTTATTAACAATCAACACCGGCATGAGACTTGGAGAAGTTTTAGGACTAAAACGAAAATGCGTATTTGATGATTATGTTGTGATCAACAACAGCCTGCAAGATATAAATGGTAAAATGGTCGATACACCGCCAAAAACGGCCGCTGGAGAAAGAGAAATCACAATCACGAGGGATTTATCCTCTGACCTAAAAAAACGTTTTAACAGTGGGAAAATCGTTTCTTTTGATGGCTATATTTTTCAAAGCAAAAATGGAACTCCATTACGACCTAACCAAATCGAAAGAGCCTGGAAAAGTATTTTATTATTAGCTTCAGTACCGCATAAAAAATTCCACGTACTTCGTCATACGCATGCAACACAATTATTGGCGAACGGTGTACCACTTTTGGAAGTATCTAAACGATTGGGACATAGCAGAGCCAGCCACACTTTAGATCTTTATGGTCATTCTATTCCAGGTTACGATGCTTCTTTGCCGAATAAAATCTCAAAAATTTTCAATTTATAAGTTGGGTGCAATTGTGGGTGCAATTGCTGAAATTTATGTTAGGAAAATGGCATTCTACCGTAATGAAAAAATAAGCTATAAAGCCACTTAATCCTTTACAGAATGCTGTATTACAGGCTTTTTCTCGTAGTTCTCCGGAGCCGTGTGCGGTGGTTCGATTCCACTCGGGCGTACCAATGGAAAAGACAGATGCAGACTTGTTCTGCGTCTTTTTTATTTTGCATAAATCATAAAGAACGAAATATAATACTTCGTTTATTCTGGTCATATAAAACCCTGCTGCAAATTACAGCAGGGTTTATTTTCAAACGTTATATTCATATTTTTGAATCGAACCGACAGAAAAATGCACCAAATAATCAGGATAACCATCGACAGGGATCCAAAAAGAAACTACGTCACCTAATTTACCGACTTTTTTACGATAACTGGCTTCACCATTCTTCCACGCTTCTTCTGCCCTGCATCCCTTGTGCTGTTCTAACGGCTCAACTAAAGCACACTTGTTGCCCTCTATGCGTCCTGTACTGGGTGCGACTTTATTGGCAGCAATAATATTACGCTTTTTATCAATAAGCATTGCCGACTCCGGATAATTATCCCACATCAAATGAAACGCTTTAATTACCTCTGCCTTTTCCATACCTCCAGCTCCTTTACCTTGTCTTTCTCTGCTTTCATATTACCACAAAAAAATGACTTCTGCCAGAAATCAAAAAATATCCCACAGCTTAAGCTGCGGGATATTTTTTATTCACTATATTCAGGTTCACCAATAATATCAATTCTTTTTTTCCGGGAACGCACTTTTTCCCAATATGTAAAATAAGCTTTTGTTTCTGCCACAACTACTCCACTCAATCCCAGCAAAGCAATCAGATTCGGAATCGCCATTAAACCGTTAACGATATCAGCCAAAACCCAAATCGTTTCCAGCTTTAAAAAAGCACCGGACGCCACGAGACCAATGAAGACTAAACGATAAGGCATGATACTTTTCGTGCCAAAAAGGTATTCAATGCAGCGTTCACCGTAATAATTCCAACCCAAAATAGTAGTAAAAGCAAATAACACTAAACCTATCATCAATAAATATTTTGCCATTGCAGGGAAAGCCATTGCAAAAGCAGATTGAGTCATAGCCGCACCATTCAAATCGCCTGTCCAAACTCCGGAAACCACCAGAACCAAACCTGTCATTGTGCAAATAATGATCGTATCGATAAAAGTTCCCGTCATTGATACCAGCCCCTGCTCAGCAGGCCATTTTGTTTTCGCCGCCGCTGCTACGATCGGAGCACTGCCTAAACCGGCTTCGTTAGAAAAAATACCGCGCGCAATACCACTGCGCATCGCCAGCATAACAGTAGCACCTAAAAATCCACCAGCTGCCGCCGTAGGATTAAAAGCACTTTCAATGATAAGAGCAAATGCTGCAGGTACCTGATCTGCAAATACGATCAGTACTGCCGCTGTAGTAATCATATAAACTAACGCCATAAATGGCACTATTTTTCCTGCTACCATCGCGATAGATTTCAAGCCGCCGATAGTTACGATTGCCACCAAAACAGTCAGAATAGCTGCCGTATACATGACCGGGATCCCTATGGAAAGATTAGTGATCTCAACGATAGCATTGACCTGTGTAAAAGTACCGCTGCCTAAACAGGCAACCATCACTCCGAATACCGAAAACATAACTGCCAGAGGTTTATATTTTTTACCAAGTCCCTGTTCAATATAATGCATCGGTCCGCCGGAAATATTGCCGTTGGCATCAACCGTTCTGTATTTCACTGCTAAAACACCTTCGGCATATTTAGTTGCCATACCGAAAAAAGCCGCCATCCACATCCAGAACAACGCTCCGGGACCACCTGCCTTGATCGCTGTAGCAACACCTACGATATTACCTGTACCAACAGTAGCTGCCAACGCCGTACACAAGGCTTTAAAGCTATTGATATCGCCGTTGCCTGTATTTCTTGCAGTAAAAATCAATTTCAATGCGGTTGGCAGCTTTATGACCTGTAATAAACCTAATCTTACAGTCAGTAAAATACCTGTGCCAATAAGCAAAACCATTAACGGCGGTCCCCACACAAAACTATTGATAGTGTTTAAAATATCCATCATTATCCTAGCTCAACCCCTCAAATAAATTAATTTTATTTCGTTGGTATTCCACGAAAATATTAACTAACAATATCCAACAACGTTTTCTATTGTAACACAATCGGAACTTTTTTCAAGCATTTAGGCAATTGTATACAAGTATTCTTCTTATTTCACCCGCATTTGTGTATACAGT